TGATAATATTGTAAAAGCAATACATCAACACTTATATATTGTTATGGCTGGATCAAGCTCTAATGCTGGCTTTCTAAGTGACTTTGTTAAAGATGAAGTTGATTGCCATTATATAGATATAGAAGATTTCGGAGTAGATCTTGATAATGAAAATAACGACGTTCCTTTGTATGATCAGTATAATCGTGGATTAACTGGATGCGAAACAGGACTGGAAAGGAAGAACTTAACACTAGAAGGAAACAAGAGAGACAAAAGTCAGAGAGCAGGTCTAACGGGTTACATTCCAGCGATGGAAGAGTCGGACCAATATCTAGGATCATCTCCCAGATCTCCAAAACTTCTAATAGCATTGGGAGCACCGTCAGAACAAATGAAAAATCAATCCTTGATAAGACGTGGCTTGAGCCAATAGACGAGACATCTCCTAAAATGCGTATGGCTGGTCCAGAAGCAGAAAAAAAAGAAGTCTCTAATATTGGAAAAGATATTGAGTTGCTCAGAAATAAAAACGTAAGTGAAGTAAATGATTTAGCATGGAAAGAAATTACTGATTTTATAACTAAACGTATGGACGGAAAGGATACACATCTTCATCAGTTTGATAATGTAGATCGACCTATTCATTATGCAGCTGGATCTATTGAATGTATTGATGCAATTGAAGCTCAGTTAAGTGCAGAAGAATTTCGTGGTTACTTAAAAGGAAATATTATTAAATACATTTGGAGAGAGAAACACAAAGGTAAAATTGAATCTTTAAAAAAAGCATTATGGTATTTAAATAGATTAATTAAACCTAATTAAGCAGGAGCAAATGGATCATCTTCATCTTCTTCTTCATAATCTTCAGCACAAGTAGAAGCTAATTGTTGTAATTCAATATCAGTAGGTATATCAAAATCTAATTCTATATTTTCTTCGTTTACTAAAGCTTTAATAGCTTGCCATTCCATTAGTCTTTGGTAATACAAATTTACTAAAGCAGAATATAACTGTTCCCATGTCATCTCTCCTGCACTAATTTCGACTTTCCTCATTGTGAACTGTAGTTCCAAAGGTAAGACAAATTCTTTTGCTTTAGAAGAGTTTGACATATTTATTTGAAATCATAAGTTTATTCTACGTTAAAATTGTATTTAGACATAGCAAAATCCAAATCAATATATCCACAATCAGATTCTGTATTAAATCTAAAATTATTAGAAAACTCACTTAAAATATAAGGATTAATCTTTTGTTCGAGTATTCGTACTGCTTCTATTTGGTTTTGACTACCTGTAAATTCTTCAAACGCTTTTAATAAAATTTCTGGACTTGGGTAATGAGGAATATCAATCTGATTTAAAAATAAATTTATTTCTTCTCTTCTTCGATCAAGTAATCCTCCAATTAATTTATAATTTTCATCAAAAATCCAACGACTGATTTCTTCACATACTCCTGAATACGAATCTGCTTCTAAGCAATCAATAATATTACTATATAAAAAAGGTTCCCAACCAATGGAATGAATAAAAGAAATCAAACCTTGTGTCATATGGTTATCTAAATTTAGATTTAACTTTAATAATTCACGATAAATTACATCAATTTCATTAAATAAATACTCAAGAGCTTTCTGTTCTGTACAACGTTGACCCATTTTTACAGGAGAACCATCAGGATAAAACTGAGTTCCATAACCTATCGTATATGGTTCTTTTCCTGTTGTCGGATTAGGATAAGCTTTCTCATGAAAGCCCTCATACTTCCGAATTAAATTAACAGCAAATGAAAAATCTGCCATGAAAAATAACACTTAATGCTTTTAATATACACAATTAAATGTAAAAATTCTTTATAAACCTTTGAAAAAGCCTGTGAATTCATCAAAGACAGTCTCACCAGGTTGCTTTTTAGGTTTCCATTCTTCTTCTTCTGGGTCCAAAGTAAAGTATCCTTTAACTTTTTTCTCGTATTCTTCATCGTCATCTTTTTCTTTTTCATCACTACCAAAGTAACCTTCTAATTCACTTAAAGCAGTCCAAGGATCATCTGAAGCTGTTAAATCAAACCCCCATTGTTCTAAGGCTTGATTTTTTCCACCTTTTGTTAAAAGAACTTGTTCTGATCTTTCTAAATCAGGAAAAAAACTTTCATAAAATTGATCTTCAGTTCCTTGATAACCTGAATCTTGAAAATGTTTATATAATTGTGTTTCAGGTTCAGACATTTCATCTTTATAATCTTCTTCTCTTTCTATATAAGTAAGACCTAAAATTTGTTGAGTAGGTCTTCTTCTTCTTTCATTTAAATATTTTATATTTTCTCTAATTTCGTGTGCTGAACTTGTTCTTAAAACATCTATAATATATTTTTTTAATTCATCAAAATCTCCTGCAAATTCTTCTAAATCAAATTTTTCTAAAATTTCTTTCCATTCAACAGAATCGGGCATAACTCCTTTTAGTAACTCATCAGTATATTCTTCTGGAGTTACAAAACTAGCAAAAGGTAAATTGTCTTGTTGTTCAGCAACCTCAATCATTTCTGGAGTTACTGTTTCATGGATAAACTTTCTTATTGTTCCAAGATCCCAAATATTTTCTGCAGGGTCAAAAGGTTTTAATTCACCATTTTCATCTCGATGTAAATGTCCTTTAACTTCATAATGTATCTTTGCAAATTCTTCTTTATTTGCTTCTGACCAACTTGGTATTCCATATCTATAAGCTTGTCTTGCCCAATAAACATCACCATTTTTTGCAGCTTCCCAATCAGCATTTACAATTGCTTTTTGTGAAGCATAACGGTCTGTTCTATCTGGATCATAAACATTTCCACCACCAGCAATAGGATTAAAATAAAATTCATGATCAAAGTCTCTTTCAGTTGTATTACTAATAGCATTTAGTTTACTATTAGCATGAAATTCTGCTTCACTTTTTACTGCATTAATTAAAGTTTGAGTTTGAAAAGGGTTTTGATGCTCATCTTTAACATTAATATAATCTCTAAATTCATCCATAGATCTTGAAGTATCAAAACGTTCAGTTAAATATTCATCTACAAAAACTTTTGCAAATTCAGGAAGTATAGTTTGTGGTTCTCTAATTTCTACTCCATCTTTTTCTGTAACATAATCTAAAGAAATAGTGCCATCTTCATTTTCTAAGAGTGCATCTCCATCATCTGAATAATATCTTTTAGCTAAAGATTCATCAAACCACTTTTGCCAATTATAAGTAACATTATTTCTTACACCACTTAAATTTTCAATATTTTTTGATAAACGATCATCAGCAGCACCACCTGATGTAAAAGATAAAATTCCACCTACACCTGAATCACCTAAAATTGATTCTGTCAAACTTTTATTAACATCCATAATTTCTCCAAAAGTTCCAAATCCTTTCATCACTTGTAAGGTTTCTTCTTTTGCTTTTGCTTTTTTCATTTCTGCAATTGTTTGATTTAAAACATCTTGAGTTAATGCACCAAAACGTTTTAAATTTACAGGACCTTCTTCTCCCCAAACAGTAGTTGCAGCAGCTTCTAATTCTGAAATACCATAATTTCCTGAATCAAGTAATTGTTGTTCAAGATCTATATCTTCTTGTCTATCAGATGTTTGAAATAACAATAAGAATTCATCAGGATTATCAATATCTAAGAATTTTTCTTTAGATTGTTGTACCCAATAATTATTTTCATCATTATTTTCTTTTGCTATTTGAGCTTCATTCCATAAAGCTTTAACTTCTTCACTACCACCTCCTGTATCATTTCCCTGTGCATCTACACCTAATATCCTTTCTGTAGCTGATAAAGGATCTATAGATAACATATCATCTCTTGCTTGCTGTAAAGCAACATCTGATTTACTTGTACCTTTTAATTTTGCTGCCATATCGTAAATTCTTTCATCTTGAATTTCTCCATCTGGATCATCTAAATATTGATCAGCCATTTGATAAAGTTCTGATCTATTTCCTCGTACTGATTTACCTCCTAATACATAATGTGCATGTGCATAATTATCTACAGTTCCATATTTTTCAGTTATATCTAAATTGCCTCGATCATTATTAGCAAAGAAATGATCATTACCAGCATCTGTCCATTCAGTCTCAACAGCACCATGCATAATTGCTCGATAATAAGCTGGATCAAATATTCCAAAAGGAGGTTCATCTCCTCTTGATTTTGTAGGATCATGTTCTGATCCATCTTCAGCAGGTGTTTTTTCCCATTTATTTATTTTTTTATTAATATAAAAGTCTTCATATGCTTTTCCCATCTCTCCTTTTAATTGAGTTATATCATTTGTACTTATACCAGCGTTTTCTAAATCTTTAATAATAGAAGAAAATTCAGCTCTTCGATCTAAATAATTTGTATTTGAAGTTCCTGGACTACCTTGTCGTTTAGTTTTATTAGCAATTGCAATAGCATCATCGTAAGCTTTATTTTTTGCTGCAGCTTGGTTATTATATTTTTTATTTGAATCATTGTATTTTCTAACTTCATCATTTTTTTTCTGGTTATATTCTCTATCAACTTCTTTTAAAGCATTAGGAATATGTAAATATTTATCTAATTCTGCATTATCATCTCCATAACCCATAAATGTTCCCTTCCAATATCTATGTTGGGAAAATTCGTTTTTTATAAAAGTAGATAATTTATTAAAGTCAGGTTCACCTTTACGACGATGTTTCCATGCCTCACTACTCCATCCAGCAGTTGCATTTAAAAAAGCCTGTTTCATCTCATGCTCAGTAGTAGGCTTACCTAGATGTACAGTTCCACCTCTTGTTGTACCCTTTGGATACCAATTTTGATGCCAAGATCCTGTTTTACCAGTTTCCATAGGTTCTTCAGTATAAAAGACTTCAAATGTAGGTCTTTCCCAAGAAGTATGTTCACCACCCTCTTGTGAAAAACGTACATACATTTCTTTATCTGGAATTCCTTTATCATCTCTATTTTTGTCGTATCTA